GTTGATACTTCCCAGTCAAGACGAATCTTCTTTGTAGAGATTTCTACCTTTGTGAAAGTAACACCAGCGTTTGTGTAAGTTGCATCTGCTTGTGCAGCGGCACGGATTACACGTTCTCCAACGTTAAGTTTTTCAAGTTCAGCAGCGTTTGTACGCATTGTTACTCTGCGTCCATCTCTTGCTAGTACTTGTTGTTCGAATATGTATTCGATAAATTGGCGTGATTGCTCAGGAGCAAGAATACCTCCGTCATTAGCGGAACTTCCTGCAACACCAAGGTCTCCTGCGGCTGGGGTGCTTACACCTCCAATACCACCAGAAACGATAGATCCTGTAGCAGCAGCCTTTTCTAAAATTTCTTCTGCCATAATTATTTCACCTCCTAGTGAATGTTAACGATATAGGTCAGCGGAATTGAGGAAACGCCCGCCCCACATCGATCCTTTCTTTATTTGTGTTTCTTCCTGTACGAACCCGCCAAGGTCGCCAGACTTACGGACAGCGGTATCATCTTCTAGTGAATCTACACGCTTTCCAAACTCTTCTACATTGTTTTTAATTCCAGCAACTTCCTCTTTTGCTGAATCAATGCTTTTTTGTAATTCTGCCATTTTGTCATTTAATGACTTTACGGTTGTCACCAAGTCTCCAAGTGCTGAAGCAACTGTGTTTTGAATCTCATCAACTGATTCTTGTACTGTATCTACAGCCTTTGCTAAATCAGCAGGTGCTTCTTCAGCACTTACTTCTTCAGCAGGAGTGGTGGCATCAACGTCTGATGCTGGTGCATCTGCTACTGCTTCTGCTGGTGCGTCTGCTACTGCTTCTGCAACTGCTTCTGCTGGTGCATCTGCTACTGCGTCCGCTACTGCTTCTGCTGGTGCGTCTGCTACTGCTTCTGCAACTGCTTCTGCTGGTGCGTCTGCTTGTGCTTCTGCCACTTCTGCAACATCATCATGTTTTGTAATTTCTTGATCTGCCATATTATTCCCCTCCTTGATAGGATTATCAGCCTTGGCTACTTTATCACCAAGTCTATTTTTCTGTGATTTTAATAAATCTTTTACCACAGAATTCTTTTCTGAATCGTTTGATTCTACGAAACCAATATTTGTCATACCCTTGTCACATGAAGGGCATGAAGAGTCTTCGTCTTTTGAAAGTCTAATTAGTGAATCTGATTCACACCAGTAAACATTTTCAAGATCTACTTTACTAATGATACCATCAATTTTATTACTACCGTCTGCTATTTTTTCAATTGATACAATATTTGCAAATTGATTAGCAGGATTATCTACTAATGATAATTCTTGGAGGTCATAGTCCTTAATAACCCTGATAGCCTTATCCAAGTCGGGGTCGTATACGCTGTCCGATTCCTTGATACTGCCACCAATAGAAAACCCAGAAAGAGTACCATCAAGAACCTTTTCCCAAGTATCTTGAGCACCTTTAGAAATATATGCATCTACGTACACCCCATTATAAAACTTATCTTCTTCTCTATTATAAAATTTATCTGATTTGAATGACATTACTCTACCGACTGCGATAGGCATATGCATCTCTCTTAGGTTACCACGAAATCTTTCAAAGGCTTTAACACTAACATCTGTTGGAACTATGTCATGTTGTTTGTCAACATTGTCAAGGGTAGCAAATCCTGATACCATACGTTTTTCTTTATCTACTTTGCCAATAGGCATAGATAGTCTAATATTATTTTCTTCAGAGTGCCAAAAGGCTTTAGTTAAATTAGTCATTCTACCTCTATTATAATAAGTGTTTATAGACACTTTATAATATTATAGCATTTATTCTTGAGATCTGCCTTCGCCCTGTGCACTTCTACCTCTTGTGGTAGATGTTGAGTCGGATGCGTTGTTAGTTCTTTCTTGGTCTCTGCGTCTATTTCCACTTGCCTGTGCTGTTTGTTCTGCTCTGGCTTGTGCTCCTAAAAGGACTGGATCTGTGCCACCTGGTCTTGCTGGGTACCCAATTCTTTCACGAACTTCATTTGGAACAACAACCTGCATACGCAAATATCTTTCGTCTATCTTACTTTGAGTATCTTCATCAGTTAAAGTTAACTCATTGAATTTAAGCAAAAGCATATCGGTCTTTTCTTTAATAAGTTTATTTATTGTCTTTTCAAGATTTCTTTGTGCTGGTCTAGCAACTTGCTCTTTAAAGGTTCTATCGGCAACTAGGGCTGAGGCTATTGATACACCTTCACCTCCACCTACCTTTGAAAATGGAACTTGGTGTGCCATTAAGATATCGTCACGATTTGCCTTACGATATTTTTCAAATGACCCATCTTGAATACCATTTTCGATTGGATCTAGTTTAAACTCTACCTTGTTATCTGGACCATCTGATGGAAGAGGAATATAAAGGGTTCTGTGATTTTGACCTTTTAGTCCTGCTTGCATAAATCTAAAAAACTTATCTTCTGCATCTGGGCTAAGTCTTGCACCCTTTAAAGTTGCAATATATCTAGGAACTGCTTTATTTTCAAAATAGTCAACATTGTATTTTGCTGCTAATTCGTTACCCACCATAGATGTTGCAGCAGCAACTGTATCTGGAACTCCATAGTATGAGTTCTTTGGAGAGTACTTCTTAATGTGAATTAATTCGTTTGGCCTAGGATCAGTTGTTACTGTGTTTGCATTTTTACCTTGAAAGTTTCTAAAATATACTACCTTTTGATTTACTATTTGAATATACCCATCACGCATACGGCGTACACGAATTGTAGTTGCTGGGATATGGCCAATGTAGCCAATCTCTCCATTTACTTTACGACCAATTTCAATATATCCGTTACCTGTTGATTCTGCATCAATATATGCTTTTTCTAAAATATGGCTAAAGGTATCTTCATCATTTAAACTTTCTAACCACTCGGTTAAAGAAGCCTTTGCTCTTTGTATTTTTCTTTGTGCTCTCATTAATGATTCTTCATTTGGTGCTTCTTCTAGTCTTGCCAATACTGAATCTGTAATTTCAAAACCATATCCAAGTCCAACTATGTTTGATACTTTTGCTGAAATTGCTGCGTGATTTGCAAATGAGTTTTCATAAAAATAAGAAAGTTCATCTAAATTGTATGGTGGTAGAACAACATCAAATAAACCGTAGGCTGTAACCATATCCATTTCTGGAAATAGTTGTTTTGACTTAGTATTACCAACACCTGTAAATGCCTTACTTACAACTCTATTAATCTTTCTTTTAAAATTATGATCTATTCCATTATAAGATTTTACTATTTCTGCATCAACATTAAAAGAATCTATTTTTTCTTTAGGTTGTGCTTTATCTAAATTATCTATTTTTGCTATTGCATCATTATTATCTTCCATTTTTTCTCATTCCTTCTTGGGCAAGCATCCATGCACCTATGTCTGTTTCGCTAGGAATTAATCCTTCTTTCATTCTATGAATTTGATTTTGATGCTCTTCGTCACTAACTCTATTTACACCAGCCATGAAATGGACCTTTCCTGCAGGAGCACCATAGTGTTCTGCCGCTTGTCTTATTTTTGCCATCTTTTCTAAATCATATGGTCTTCCTGGAACATTCATTATATTACCGTTACCATCACCAAATGGTTTACTGTCAAAGTCACATAACCAAACGTAAACTCCCCAGTCTGATTTTTTTTCTATTACTGTTAACTTAGGCTTACCATTATTTTTGAGTTTTGGCTTATTCATGTACACAAGTATACCATATTATACTGGTTTGACAAGTCTTGTCTCCCATGTAACGTTAGAAAATAGGTCTGCCCCATTTGAATTAAACAATATTGTTGCATTATCGTCAATTACTACACCAGCAGTTCCAGAATATGACTCTAAAATATTCTTTCCATCTATTGCAAACTTAAACAACTCTACTGGTGCGTACAACTCTGTCCATGTGTATACCAACCAATCATCCCATTGATTTTCTGTAGTAATAGACTCAGTCTCTGTTTCTATATCTGTAAACCTTGCTTCTTGCCAATTTCTACTTCCAACCGTAAAGTTTGATGTAATCTGTGGCTTTTCATAAATTGAAATATTATTATATAAGGCTCCTTCATATAGTTCTAAACTTCCAGATGCTAGGGGAGACTGTATGCTTGATCCAAAGGCTATTACGATAGAAGTCCATTTAAGTGGATTAATTATTGGATTTTTAATTAGATATCCATCTTGGTAAAATAGTATATCTCCTACGACTTCATTGATAATATCTGATATGAATCCAGTTTCAACGTCATATCCTTTTAATATACCCCTTTTTCCATTGTCTATAGGTTCAATAAAAAAATCATAAGTTTTGTCAATAGTGGATACCCTGGCAATTTTTTTAGTAGAGTCTATTAAATTGTCTTTATTATACATAGCCCAAAATTGAACTCCACCTAAAAAGTATGAAGCCTTTCTATTTTTATTAATAGGTATTGAAAAACCTCTTTCTGCTTGAGAGGTATAAGGCAACATTGTTATTCCAGAATTTCCAGTCAAATATAGGTATGGGGAAGTTTCTGGGTATATGGTAAATGGATTTTTATCTTTAAAAGAATATGTCCTATTATATTTTGCTACTGGATATATTTTATTTCCAGTCCTAGTTCCTATTTCAGTAAAGGTCTTTTCATTGGTTACTAGAGATGATAATAACATCTTTCTAATTTGTAATGGTTTATTACTTATACCCTCGACTTTAGCCTCAATATGAATAGTTATATAGTAGTCTTTAAAATCAACTAGTTCTTTAGGTGGGATTATGATTGTTCCATCAACTACCTCAAACTTTGTTTCAACAACATCATTTGTATTATCAAAATCCAAAACCCTTCCTGCACCAATTTCTTGAGTATTTGTATATGTTGAATATGCAATATTTCCAACATTATCACTATCTTGCAAAGTAACATAAGTTTTTACTAGATCTGAAAGAGCATAAGAACTTGCAGAAGGAGAGGTTAAAACCTGAGTAGGAATATCAATATTAAACTGAATCATATCTAGATCAAAATACTGTAAACCACCAGCACTAGTTACTTGCTTTCCAAAATATGAAAGAGGTATAGAGTCTTCCCAATATCCAGCACAACTTACATCTAAGTTTAAATATGTAGGGGTTAAAATTGGCTTAACGGTATAGTTTCCTACATACTCTATATCTGAACTAGAAGAATCTGATAAGGCAATACCTTCATCGTCAAACAAACTATATGTATCCTTTTCGTGAAAAAATAAATTATTAAAAGTAAACTGATATAGTTTTCCAGAGTAGGTTGAGTCTCCATAGCCCAAAAGACTTAATGATATATTTTGTGGGTTAGCAAAAAAATTACCTAGGGTATCTGGATAGTTAATTCTTAATTTATCAATATCTATACCAGCAATAAAATCTGATGATTCAAGAATTGATATGTTTTTGATCAATGTATTATTGTAAATATACTTTAATCCACTAACATCTACAGTTACCTTAAAAACATTGTTGTTATTAGAGTTATAAAAATACATTAAAGTTTCTGGGGTTTCTACTAATGGTAACTCATCCTCTGTTCTAAAGACTCCATATATTGAAGCCACATTGTTTTGAATTGGTTTAATAGTGTCAAACTCAATTGAAGAGTTAACATTGTCATACCCTAGATTTGGCTTAAGTGTAAAAAATGGTGCAGAAGCACTAGACTGTATAAGAAAATTATCAATATATATATCGTTTACAATATTTTCATTTGTTATTCCTATATCTTGCCAAGATTGAGACAGTATTTCGTACCAGGTAAGTGATTCGTACTCATTCCAATTTTGTGAAACCAAAGATGTAGTTAATGTTTGAGCCTCTCCAACAAATCTAAGTTCAGGTAATTCATAGTTATTAAAACTAAGATATTTTGAATTAGACTCTAGGTTATTTAAATATCCAGAATTCCAAGGGTTCATATCAGGATAATTCATTATGCTTGAATAGTTAGCAAATGGAAAATCTGTATAGTAAGACTCCCCATCAAAATTTTCAGTAATAGATTCTGCTGGCAAAACTGCTTGTCCATATATAAATCTTCTTTTTGCAATTTGATCAGATACTAAATATGGATATATTGCAACACAGTCAATATCAAAAGGCTTTATATTTTCATTACCATAAAATGCTAGCCAATCATAAACATCGTATGGAAATTCTAAACTGTTTAAATCTACTTCTAACTCAATAACAACATCTCCATTAATTAAAACTGTTATTAATGATAAGCCGTATCTAATATCAACCAGCATTGGTCTGTACCATTTACCAACAAAATATGATTGAGTGTGCTTTCCAACGTGCAATGTTAAATATTCATTTTCTACATACAAACCATCTGAAGAAGAAATTGGTCCAAATATTCTTGCATTTATATTGTTATTTGGACTTACTCTTAACCAAAACTCTGCTGTTAAATTTTTATATTTTCCACTTCTATTTAGAAATCCTTTTCCTGGAAACATTATAGAAGGCATTCCATCTGTTATTGGACTTTCTATTGAGGTTAAATTATTTGATCCGTAAATCATAGAAAAATTTGTGTTTTTTGCTAATAACTTATTTTGATCAATAATTGCATATGCATTATCTTGATCTTGAAATCCGTATGCATCTAATGGGTAAACTTTAAAGTTAGTTTGTGGCAATAAGTCTTTTATGATCTGAATATTAAATTCTTCTTCTTGAATACCCTTTCCCTGATATAAATATTCTTCAGACCATTGTGCTACCGAGGTGTTATTAAACATTACTTCAAATTCGCTAGAAGATCCAGCCTCTTCAAAATAGTTAACTTTTACAAATGGAGTTATATAATCAAAACTTTCTGGCAATAGTAATGTATGATGTAGTGTTTGCCATATGCCACTTCCTAAAGATGATATTGATGAACTTGATACAGTTTCTACAGATCCACTGGTATAAGAAAACCCTACTTCAAATTCTTCTACCAAGGCACCATACTGGTATAGCCATGTTGATATACATATACTATCTTTTGATGAATCTAAGTCTGATATGTAAATTGGAGATGCATTTATTTGAGTACTAGTTACACTTGCACTAGAAGTTTTTAAGAGTACCGCCAAGTCCCCATCTGGAAATGGGTTATTGGGTGGATTTACATATGATGTATCCCACTCACCATTATTGTTTAATATTTGCCAATTATTTAAATTGTAGTTAAGTCCATTTAATGATGTATTAAAATAATTTTCATCGTCAAGACTCCACAGTGCTAGTGGGTGTTCTGCAAAAACTCTTGCAGCGTAAAGATTAGAAATTTTGGTCATATTAACCTCTAATCTATTTTAGCATGCTGCTATTTCGTAATATCAACTATTTCGCATACCCCTGCTACACAAGATAATTCTTGAGATCCAGTGGTTCCATCTTCTTTTTCATACATTGAAAGTATTTCCCATTGAATATCTGATGGAGACTTCTTTACCCATTCTTCATACTCATCTTTAGAAATTTCTTGATATGGGGCTTGCTTATAAGTATGCTCACTTGCTGGCAAGAAAGATACGCCACCAATTGAATCAAAGTTATCAAAAACCCAAGCACCTACTCTTAGCCATTCATCTTCGTGGACATTGATCGTAACGCTAGGGTTATGCTCAGTCCAATAAGTTCTATAAATCTTCCACATCTCTAGATGATCTATGGCTGTTAAATCTTTTGTTATTGTTGCATTCTTTGGAGCCTTTTGAGGAAAATAAAATACAGTTGTTTCATCAGGCTTCATTACGTCTGGTTCATTTGGAATTCCTGAATCTTTTAAAAATTGTGTTAATGGATCGTTGTTTGAGCCACGAACACTTCTAATGTAATACTCTGAATACCACGGATGAATTCCGCTAGACACCCCGACCAGTTGACTTACAGTGCCTGAAGGCTTAACACAAGTAATTGATACGGAAGGATTAATGTTTAATTTTTTTGCTTCATCATTATTAACCTTAACCGACTCTAATCTCATATCAGTCAACAACTGTTCTAATGCTTTTCCTGCTGTTGAAGTAATTTTATTACCATAAATTCCAGTTAAAGAAACTCCTAATAATCTTTCTTCTTCACAATTATCTTTCCATGTCTTACGAAGATATTTAAAATTAGTTAGTGTTGATTGCCATGTTCCAAGAATTGTAGCAAGTTTAACTTTTTCCATTAAATCTTCTCTTGTATCTTCTGCCGAAATAACTACTTCTGTTAAATTACAAAATTCATTAGGACGAAGAATAATTTCTCCACATGGATTTGTTCCAGCAATCAAAGAAGCATCTCTTCTTCCAAAAGACTCTACATGTCTACGAACTGAGTCTATGTTGTAGATTCCTCTTTCTCCAGATTTTGATTCATATAGATTTCTCCACTCACGTAAAAATTGTGCAGTGTTTGGTTTAGTATTATAAACTGCTGAGTTATTTGCTAGTGATCTTTGTGATTGTGTTTCCCACCATGATCCACTTTTTGCTTTAGCCATTTCAAAATCATCAAGATTAGAAAGACTAATAAGTGCACTACGGCGTACTCCACCAACTACAACAACTTCTCCAACTTTACACATTAAATCGTGTGCTTCAATTGGTTTTAATCTACGACCTGCTGCGTTTCTAAAAGTATCTGTTGTAAATGTAAATAATGCATTAAGAGGTCCAGGACCAGAAGCACGACCACCAAAAGTTTTTAGTCTTGCTCCTGAAGGACGAACCTTTGACATATCCCATTGTGGAATTTGACCTTGTGATAATAATGCAATTAATTCTTTAAATGCTTTTGCCCATCCAAGTTTAGAATCTTCCACAACAATAGTTGTTGCTGTTTGATTAAAAGATTCTGCAATTATAGGAAGTTCATCAACATATTTTGATTCTACTGAAAATCCTACACCAGTTCCATTCATTAAAACATACATTGCTTCATCAAATGCACGAAGACTATCTACTGCAATAAAAGAACAATTATATGCTGCAATGTGATCACGATCTAACGCTGGACCTGCAGTCATCAAGGCCCTCATAGAAGGCATAATTTTATGATTTAAAATTGAATCTTTAACTTCATCAAAAATTTTAGCATTTGGACTATAGCCATAATTTAATACTAAATGATCTTTCATGAAATTGATATATCTATCTACCGTTTCACTCCAAGTTTCTCTTCTGTTTAATTCAGGTATCCATCTGGCGTACCTAGAGATATGAATAAAATTCTTATATGGATCTGTTATTGACCCGTTTTGGTTAATAAATGACATTAAAAATACAACTCCTAGTTTTTTGATTTATGAGATAATAGTATTGTACACTACATTTATGAAAGGATCAATATATGATATCAATACAAGAGGTTCATTTTTATAATAATTTAGTAGATGTTAATAAACTTGATAGTTTAATAGTTTGTCCATTTGTGAAAGATGATATTGTTGTTTCTAGAGTTGATGAAGATGACAAACCATATTTTTATTGCATTAGTTGTAGAACAACATTTAAACTAACAAGTGACATAGAACACACTATTAATACTATAATTAAAAAATTTCTTAAATAATCTTGCCTTTTTCCAATATTAGGGTTATAATAGTAGAACAATAAAATACTTCTTCAAGGAGGTAACTTATGAAGAGTGTAATATTATCGATAGTAGCGTTTATTTTTGTAGGAACTTATTCTAATTATGTAGATAGACATAGACCAATTTATACCGCCGAACCTTTGGTGGCTGTCCAACAAGGACAAGCCACCTTTAGCCCTTTAAAGGGGCTTCTAGAGGCTCGTGAGAGCAACTCTGACGTTGCTGCTAGGTCTAAGGCCAAGTTCACTGATCCTAAGTCTCAGAGGGCTATATTGGCCTATCAGCACTATGTAAAAGAAAATGTTCCCAACAAAGAACTATCCTGTTATTTTAATATCATTGACAAAGAATCAAAATGGAATCCTCTTGCACAAAACCCTAAATCAACTGCATTTGGCATTGGTCAATTTTTAAATAGCACCTGGGGACTAGTTGATAGTAAAAAAACTGAAAACCCATACGCTCAAATTGATGCAATGATCAAATATGTTAATTTAATTTATGGTGATGGATGTAAGGCTTGGGACTTTAAAAAATATAAAGGCTGGTACTAGAGTTCTCTGATCTCTCTATAAACCTTATCCCATTCAGGACCTCTTGCTTCAATACTATGAAACTCTTTTGCTAACTTATAGTTATTCTGTCTTTCAATATTTCTAACCTTTTGACTTTTTAACTCTTCTAGATGACCCAACCACTCATCTTTGGTATTTGCAACCCTGCCAATTCCATACTCTTCATATAAAAACTTATACTCTTCTATATTTTCTGCAATAAAAGGAATACCAGCAGCAGAATACTCTAAACCTTTTATAAATGATTTTGCAAGATTGAACTCAACATGTCTCAATGGAACTAATCCGATATCCATTTTTCTAAACATTTCTCCATAAGTTAATATAGGCTTCATGCCTTCGCTAGAAAATCTTTTAGCAGGAATTTGCATTTGCTCTTGAACCGTTGGGGCATTAATAATATGACCAGAGTGATGAAAACGTAAATCATTTTTTTCAACAAACTCTCCAACAAAAGGACTCAAAGTTTCTAGATCTCCAGAACGCCAAGGAGTTGCTCCCACCCAACCAACTGTTGGCCAATTACCAGAAGTATCTTTTCTCATTTGAAAGTTTTTAAAATCTAAAGAATTTCTAACCATGTATATAGGTTTATTTGGATATTGTTTTTTATAAAAATCTCTTAGAAAGGGAGTAGAGGTAATTAAAGCATCTGCTAATTCCATACCCCTAAAATAATGATCTCTATTATTTTTAGGATTAGTTTTAGGATCAGTTGAAGCGTATGCCATATTTGTTGGTTCCAAGCCAGCATGGTGATCGTCTACATCTATTACAATTTTTTGACCACGACTTTGTGCTTCAGGAATATTGTTAACTAAATTTTCTAACATCATAAGTTTTAATACAACTATGTCCCAACCATGAATTGCTTTTTTATCTGGAATTAATAATCCAAAACCATGTTCTGGAGAAAATGCTGGAAAGCCCATTCCAACTTCCCAATCTTTTTCTTTTAATTGTTGCATTGGAAGAAAACATCTATACCAGGCACATCCATTTGGTTGTAACGGCTTGGTTCCCCATGACCAATCATAGGTTAAGAAACATACTGTAGGTTTTGACATACTAAACTTTCTATTAAGGGGTGGATAAGATTGTGTCCTATCCACCCGATACTGCTAGTTAATTATTTTTTCTTTTTATCTGCTACTTGGTTAATTCCAAATTTTGTATCTTTTGGATTAACTGCACGAATAACTACCCATGCTGCTGCTGATAGTGCTGAATTGAGAATTGTTCCCAATGCGTCTCCAGTTAATGCTGATACATCTGCACCTGAAGCGGTAAATTGTGTAATCAAAGCGATTACAAAAGCATTGAGTGCTGACTCTAATACTTTTTTATTTAGTAATGATTCCATTGATTGTCCTCCTTTTAAGAACATCGATTATATTATTGTACACCCTCCGTAGAGTGATGTCAATCCTTGTACCAGAATCCTGGCGACATATACTTTAATCCCTTAGTAACAACCATAGACTGGTGGTAGTAAGGATCTACTGATGGAAAGGCTATTAAACTTCCTGCGGTAGGTTTAATTAAAACTTCTTGTTCTTTAAAATATAATTCTCCACCATCATAATTATCATTAATATATAAGACTACAGATAGCACTGGAGATCTTTCATCATCATATGAATCAATATGAGATCCCATTTCTTTTCCAGTTGAATATTTGGCTATTGATATTGGTGTTAAATATCCTAAATCTATATTATGTTCATTTGCATAATCTTTAGAAGAGTTAACTATTGCATTACGAACTCTTTTATTTATCGATATAAGTCTTTCATTAGTTTCATCAATTATAGAAGGATTAATAATTTTTTGATACCCGAAATCGTATGAGTCATCACTTGCCTTCCACTCTTTCCATTTTGTTATAGATGTTGATGAGTTTAACAAACTGTCTGTTTCTTCTATGTCTTTTATTAAAGCATAAGGATTTTTAATAACATCCTCATAGTAGTGTATCTTATCAAACTTAGTTATCTTCATCTTTAAATCCAAACATGATTGCCGATATCTTACTTCCTGCTGTAATTAAACTAGGCAAATGGCTATATGGTTCAACAGATGGGTATATCAAAATACTTCCAGCACTAAGTTTTAATGTTAAATTTTGTTTATCAAATATCATTTCTCCTCCAGAATAGTTATCATTCAAGGTAATAATAACTGTTATATATGGGGAACTGTGCTCTCCACTAGAATCGGTATGTGGTCCTAAATGTTTTCCTGGATAAGATTTATGTATAATCATGTCTGTAAATCTTTTTATTTTTATATTATTTTTTATTTCATAATTATTAATACAATCTTTTAATACATCCTGTATATCTGATATATCAAACTTTTTATATTCAGTAAATTCGTAAGTATTTAATTCGTGTATTTGATTACCATTAGTTTCTTTTGTTGGGTAAAAAATCCATGGTTCTTTTGAACTATCTATTTTATCTACAACATCTTGAGGATTTTTAATAATATTTTTATAATAAAATAGTTTTTCATTTATATATAAATCATCGTTACTTTTTTCTTCTTTAGTTTCTTTTATAGTGTCATCCCACCAAGAGACAATTGTATAACGTGTTTTATTTTTTACTTTATTTACACCATGTATATTTGTATGATCTCCTGGAAAAGTAACTATAGATCCAGCACTTGGCTTTATTACAATATTATGTTGAGGAAAAAACAATTCTCCACCCTCATAGTCATCGTTTAAATAAAGAATTACTGTATATTTATTAGTACTATTTTTATTTAAGTTTCCATCTATATCGCTAATATCAGAATGTACATCAACCATTCCACCAACATCCCATTTTTGAGCATGGTAGGTAACTCCATTAAATTTTTTATTAAATGTTTTTTCTACTATATCTTTAAACCTATTATTAATAGTTTCAAAAATATTTTTTTCTAAACCATTACTTTCTAGTCCTTTATCATTAAATGATAGTGGCATTCCATAGCATTTTGCAAAAGAGTCGTTAAACACCATCCATTTTTGTGGTTGAGAATCAAAATATTTTATAATTAACTCAGATTCTTTTTTAGAAATAAAATTATTAATTTCAACAATATCATCTTTATGATATGTTGTATTAGACATAATATTCCAATCTATTAAGCAAGTTGGTTACCTTTAGCCCATTCCTCTTTTTGTAATGCTTGCTCTTCTCTAATATGTTTAATTTCTTCGTCCCAAGCATTTAATGTTTCTTCACTGTATTCTGCGTCTGCATAATCCCAAAAAGAAACCATGGTGTATCTTGTTCCCTCTGTAATTTCTTTTACTCCATGAATATTTTCGTGACCACCAGGAAACATTATAAATGAATAAATAGGTGGCTTAAATTCTAAATTATGTTGTGGAAAGTATAATTCTCCACCATTGTAGTCATCATTTAAATACAAAATTCCAACATACTTATTAATATGAAATGCGTTAGGATTTCCTTCATGATCAGAGTTATCTGAATGTGGTGCAGCAAATCCACCAACTTTCCACTTTTGTGCATGAGATGTGTTTGGCTTTAATTCTCTTTCAAAAAACATTTCACATGCTTCTTTAAATCTATTTTTTAAATTATCAAAAAATTTAGGATCTAGCCCTAATTCAATAAGTCTTTGATCATGTGGTGCTAACCCCATACCAAGAGAATTATAAAAAGCAATATCTCCCCAAATTTGTGCTTGAGACTCAAAATATTTAATCATTGACTTTGCTTCTTGTTCTGTAACAAAGTTATCTAATCTTGCAATATCTTCTTTATAAAACTCTAGGCTGCTTTTATTTAAAGTCATATTTCTTCATATCCCTTTCTATTCTTTCTTCTTCCATTTTACCCCATAATTCTTCTCCGTATTTTTCTTTACCCTCGTGCCATTCTTTAGACCCTGGGTCAAAAAATTTATAGAAACATCTTATCAAATATCTATCATTTCCTTTTATCTTTTTTACTCCATGTAGGTATGGATTATCTTCAGACAAGAAGTCTGGGTGTCCCGAAGGAAATACTAAAACATCTCCAGCAACAGGTTTATAATCTATATAGTCTTTACCTACTTTAAAACTTATTTCTCCACCTTCATAGTCATCATTTAAGTACATTGTACAAGTTAGTCCAAACTTGTACCCAGGAACTCCTTTCATCCAAGGGACGTAATCTGTATGCCTTGACATGCTCATTCCACTTCCAACCCTACCTTCTTCTTTTTCATCTGGAGTATATCTAGAAAAAGATGGCCCCATCAATTGCCAATCTTCTGGAACTTCTAACTTGTATTCATTTAAAAAATTAAACGTACTATCAAAAAATGCTTTTTTAACTAAATCTAAATATTTAATTTCTTTTATTAATTTTTCATCTTTAGTATTAGAGTTTATAATATCGTTATCTATTTGATAAACGTAGGTTCCAAAAAAACTCCACGGTCTCCAATCTTTAAAAAGATAAGAAGTGTTTGGATCATTTTCTGATTCTTTTAGTATACTTACTAACTCTTCTACGTTTGGTAATAGGTTTTTATAAACATGTATTTTAGGAAATAGTTTGATAAATTCCATCTTAGTCTTTCTGTCCCACTATAGTCCAAAAAAATGGAAGGGTATATCTTGTTCCAGATGTTACTTCTCTTACTCCGTGTATAAAATTCTTATCTCCTGGAAAAAAGTATGCTGCACCTGCTTTAGGTTTAAACTCAATACCATGTTGTGGGAAATAAAGTTCTCCCCCTTCATAATCATCATTAAGATACATTAATCCAGCAATGTCGTAGTAAGGAAAGTTATTTGGCTTTCCACTATTTTCTCCTTCATGCAATTCTTTATCTGCATGTGGTAACTGATAATTTCCTGGAAACCATCTTACAAAAGCAGGAAATGTTGGTACGGCATTAACGTTTAAATGAGCATCTACCTTTTCTTTAAATCTTGCTAGTAGTTCTACAATTTTATCTCTAACTATATTT